GTTGTTATATAAAGGAGTGATTATATGATCTATAAAAACTATATTGGTGGTATGTGGATGGAATGCTCTCAGGCTAGAACATTCAAATCTTGTAATCCTGCAGATACTAAAGAAGTTGTTGGTGAGTTTCAAGATAGTAGTCAAGAAGATGTGGATTTAGCTGTTAGTTTTGCTAAAGATGCATTTAAGATGTGGAAGAATACTCCTGCACCTAAACGTGCAGAGATTCTTTTTAGAGTTGCACAAATTCTTGAACGTGATAAAGAATGTATTGCTAAAGGTATGACTCAAGAGATGGGTAAGATTCTTGCTGAGACTAGAGGTGATGTTCAAGAAGCAATCGACATGGCATATTATGCAGCCGGTGAGGGTAGACGTTTATCTGGTGAAACAAATCCATCTGAATTAAAAGATCAAATGATAATGACCATTAGACAACCAATTGGAGTTATTGGTGCAATTACTCCTTGGAATTTTCCAATGGCAATCCCATCATGGAAAACATTCCCAGCATTGGTTGCAGGTAATACAATGGTTATTAAACCAGCAGAAGATACTTCGTGGTCTGTTATTAAGTTGACAGAAGCTTTTATTGAAGCAGGTCTACCAGCTGGTGTATTTAATGTTGTAACTGGTTATGGCCCAACAGCAGGATTACCACTTGTTTATAATGATGATGTTAATATGATATCATTTACTGGTTCGACAGCAACTGGTAAGGTGATTGCAACGGCTTGTGCTGAACATGGTAAACAATATTCATTAGAGATGGGTGGTAAGAATGGTATCATTGTAGATAAAGATGCTGATCTTGATCTTGCAGTCGAAGGAATTGTTTTTGGTGCGTTTGGAACAGCCGGACAAAGATGTACCGCATGCTCAAGAGTATTTGTTCATGAAGATGTTAAAGAAGAGTTTATAGTAAAGTTAGTAGAAAAAACAAAATTGTTAACACTTGGTAATGGTCTTGATAATGGTGTTGATGTAGGACCTCTTATTAATGAGAAAGCTTTGAAGAAAGTAGAGAAGTTTGTTGTAGAAGCATTAGAGAGAGGAACGAATTTGGTTTGTGGTGGGTTTGTTAATATAAATCTTCCTAATGGATATTTTTTTGAACCAACTATTTTTGATAGTGTTGATATTAATGATCCATTAATGCAAGAAGAAATCTTCGGACCTGTAGTTGCTATGACTACTTTCACAAATCCAAATGAAGCAATCTGGCAAATCAATAATACGTGTTATGGATTGAGTGCAGCTATCTATACTAGTGATATTAATTTTGCGATGCAGGCTGCAAAAGATGTTGAAGTTGGTCTTTTTTACGTTAATACGAGTTGTATTGGTGCTCAAGTGCATTCACCCTTTGGTGGTCTAAAATCGACAGGTAATGGTCACAGAGACGCAGGACAAACTATGTTTGATAGTTGTACTGAATGGAAAACTGTTACTATAGATTTTCATGGTAAAATACAGAAAGCCCAGATTGACTAAAGTATAATCCCTTATAAAACAATGGTTTAAGGTGCATGTTTTACCTTGCAATATACGCCCCTGTTTGATATAATAGTAGTATATTAAATGATTAATTGAGGTAACTAATATGTCTGATTCAAATTGTCCCGATAAGTTGGAACCTTCGATATACGATACTATTTTAGTATATTGTCAGGGATGTCAGGAAAGAATGGATGTGCCTATTACTCACAAAGAAGCGACAAATAATCAATTTCAACTTATGAATATTCCATCAGAAATTCGACACAAACTAGAAAATTATAAAGTTTGTTGTAATGGCTGTGGGAATACTAATATAATTGAAAGACAAAATCATGTAAATCATTATGAAGTTTTTACTGTAAGATTAGATTGTTCTAGTATGAATAAAGGTACTGATTCTTGGTATGAAAATGATTCACCAACGGCTGGCGATGGTCACCCACGAAAATTTTGAAAGGAGAAGTTATGAAACATTTTATTATGGTAAGTTTAGTCGTTTTATTGAGTGCTTGTGGTACTATTCCATCAATACCAGAACCCCCAAAAGCTATGGTAGAGTATAACCCTCCAAAATGGGTTATGACTGGCGGCGGTGCATTTACAGATGTTAAGGGTAAAGCATTTTATGGTGTTGGTTCTGCAACAGGTATTAAGAACTTTTCACTACAACGACAGGTAGCAGATGATCGAGCAAGAGCTGATCTTGCAAAAGTGTTTAAGTATTATACTCAAACATTAACAAAAGATTATCAGGCACATACGACTGCTGGTAATTTTGAAACATCCTCTGAAGAGCAGAACTCTGAATCGGCTGTTAAAGTTATAGTTGCTTCTACACTTAGGGGTGTGATGATTATAGATCACTTTGAGATTCCAGCAAGGCGTGAATTGTTATCTCTTGCACGTTTAGATTATGATGCCTTCAAACAAAACTTAGAGAAGACTGAAGAATTTAAACAGTTACCATCTAAAGTACGAGAAGGTATCAAAGAACGTGCAGATGCCTTGCATAAAGAGTTACAGAAAGAATCAACTAATGTTATAGAAGAACAATCGTTTTTTGAATAATATTTGAGGAGTTTTTATTATGCATTATATAATGTTATTGTTTTGTTTGATAATGTTTTCTGGTTGTGTAACAACTGGTTCAACGATTGGTACTATTCCAGAAGTTAAACTAGTCACACAACCAGAAAAAACTCCAAAACCACCTAACTGGGTACTTGGTAAAGAACATTTCAAGTTCAGTAATACTAAGTATCTGGTTGGTATTGGTTTTTCTGAAAAGAATACTGTTTCAGCAAGTGAAGTAGCACGAGCTGAATTGACAAAGAATATTAGATTCAAAATTCATTCTTTGATGAAGGACTATAATAGTAATGATGGATCTTTTGTTGAATCTTTTGTTAAGACTGAAACAGACTTTCTTTTAGAGGGTGTACAAATAAAAGATGGTTGGTATGATCCCTTGCAGAAAGTTTATTACTCTTTTGCAGTAGTTAAACGACAAGATGTTTTGTCTATGATACAAGATCAACTTGATGACTTGGCTGCTAGTTCTGTTTTGATTATGAATCAAGCTAATAATTTTTATGATAGTGGTAAACTTTTAAAATCTCTTGTGCATTATTATGATGGTTATAATGAGAGCTCTAAGTTGTTACCTCTGTTAAGAACATATAAAAGTGTGAATCGTTTCCCAGAGGTCCCAGCAATACCTAGTAATATTCCATCAGCAATTGATTTTAAACAAAAGGTTCAGTCTATTATTAGTAACATTAATGTGGAAAAATTAGATGACAATTATAAACCAATATCAACAAGTAAAGATATTTCATTTTCTATTAAAATTTCATATAATGGAAATCCGATATCAAATTTACCCATTAAGTTTCACGGCAACTCATTTAACTTTATTAATAGAGTTGTAAGTGATAGTAATGGTATATGTCGAGTTACAACAAATGGTTCAACTATTCTTGATGAAGATAATTTTGCTATTGTGAAAGCTGAAATTGATTTGTTTCAATTATCCAAACAGTTCAATCATAAGTTGAAGAAAGATTTGTTTGGGAGACTAGAGACATTAGATGTTACTTTTAAGAGATTCAAACCAGTTGAGTTTAAGTTCTCTATTAAAGATACAAATGTTGAAGTAGGAAAGAATATTATATTTTTTGTAGAATCTGATATGTCTGGTTACTTAGTTATTAAGTCTTTGACTGATAAGATATTTCCTAATTATATGATGCGTGATAATTATATCCAGAAAAATAAGATGTATAATATAGGTGGTACTGGATATGAGTTTAAGTTTTTAGTATCACCACCATTAGGTCCTGAGTCAGTTACTGCTATTTTGTATAAAGATGTAAGTTTGAAAACCATTATTAGTGAGTATACAGTCAACTATGATATTGTAAAAGGAGAATAGAATGTTTCCAATTTTAGGCCTAACAAACAAAGATGGTGAACCAATGTTGATTGGATTGTCTGGTAAAGCTGGTGCTGGTAAAGATACACTTGGTAAATTTTTATGTGATGAATACCATTGTCTGCATTACTATTTTGCAAAACCCCTCAAAGAGGGAGCAAAGATTATGTTTGCATTGACTGATGAACAGATTGCAAACAAAGAGAAAACTATAGAACCTTGGGGTATCTCCCCAAGGAAAATCTATCAGTTACTTGGTACAGAAGTTGGACGAGGCATTGATGTTAATGTTTGGGTAAAGAATGCTGAGATGTATGTTAATAGTGTCCCTGGCAGAACAGTTGTTGTTACGGATGTACGATTTGATAACGAAGCTTTTTGGATTCGTAATCGTGGGGGAGTTGTTATTAATATAGTTAGAAATAAAGATGATATTGCTGAGAATAGTCACTCCAGCGAGGGTGGTCTAAAACCAAGCAATATTGATTTAACTGTCTATAACAACGGTTCGATAGAGGATATGTGTAATGAGGTTCAGTATATGATACAGAAAGAAATGGTTGCATAATGGGAAAGTACGAAGCGATTTTAGAAATAATAGGGAGATCAGTAATTTGTATTGCTGTTCTTTATTTTGGAATAAAGTTTATTTTTGAATAAAATCTTTCCTTGTATATAGAATACCATTATGATATAATGGTTGTATTGGATGAAGAGATTATCTTCATTATTTTTTGTTAATTCCTTATAAGGAGATGTACAGTATGATGACAGTAATGACTAAGAAGACCAAAAAAGTTAACATGACCACAAAACATGGTCAACCTAAGGTTGGTCAGAAGAATGCTCGATTGATGACACGAGCTGAGTGTGAGTTAACTGATTTGCCACGATGGGTTCAGATTTATACGAGTCCTGCTACTGGTGAGACTGCATTCAAAAATGCAGACATTACGGGTGGTGCAAAAACTGTTTATGCAATTCGTAAGCAACTTAATACGTTTTGGGGATAAGCATCAATTGATTACAGCAGAGGTCTTCGGGCCTCTGCTTTTTTCTTTTATAAATATTATGACTACTTGGACTAAAAATCAACTTATAGAAACATCTTTATCATTAGTGAGAATGAAATCTCAACTAGCTGTGATAGAACATAAGTGGGAAACTTATTCAAAAGATAGATCAACTTATCATAAAAAGGTAATGTTTGAAAAAAAACAAAGATCATTGAGAAGAAAGATAGAATCAATGGAAAAAGAATTTTTATTAAATGTGGCTGGTAATGGGATAGAGGAGGATGCAAATGCGGAACCTCCTTCTAAGAATAAAGAACAGCAAACACTCAAAGTTGATTTTTAAGTTATATATCACATGGTCTATTTGTGCTGATGTATTATTACTAAGTGGAATTATTTGGGGACTTATATATTTTTGGTGAAATTATGATTGAAATATTGATTATATATCCAGTAGTAGTTTATGTAGTGGGTGGAATAGTTTATTTTTTAGCAAATTGATATGAAGAAGTTTATTTTGTTATGTATTATTTTAGTGGCTTGTACAGCATTTAAGAGGATAATATATGTACCAGCATCTCATGACTATCAAGATGAAGTTAAGTGTTTGGCTAAGAATATTTATTTTGAAGCTAGAGATCAAACGACTAAGGGTCAAATTGCTGTCGCACTTGTTACGATAAATCGTGTAGAGAGTAAACGATTTCCTAATAGTATATGTAAAGTTATTCATCAGGCAAGACGATATAGTAACGGTAAGTTAAAAAAACATATGTGTCAGTTTTCTTGGTATTGTGATGGACTATCGGACACTCCGAGAGATAGAATAGCATGGAAAGTGTCGAAAACTATTTCACGAGCTATGTTAAAACAATCTGGTGTTATTATTAAACACTTTGGTAAGAATTGGAACATGGAAGATTTTCTTAATGGTGCAACATTTTATCACAGAATAGATGTCAATCCCTATTGGAATAGTAAGATGATTAAGGTATTGCAAATTGGTGATCATGTTTTTTGGAAGGATTACTTAAATGATTGATCTGAAAGGAAATAAAATAATGGCAAAAGATAAAAAAACAGAGTCTCCTGTAGGAGTTGAAGAATGTGGTATTTTTCTTCTGATGGATGAGATATCTGATACTAGTTGTAAAGATGTTATATCTTTTATCATATCAAAGAATATAACAAAACCATATCCAAAGTATTTACAGTTAGTTATTAATTCAACTGGAGGTGATTTAAATTCAGCTTTTGCAGTTATAGATACGATGAAGGGGAGTGCAATACCAATATATACAGTAGGACTTGGATGTATAGCATCAGCTGCAGTATTAATATTCATGGCTGGTGAAAAGGGTAAACGTGTTTTAACTCCTAATACTTCTGTACTTTCTCATCAATATTCGTGGGGTGTTTATGGAAAAGAACACGATTTATTTGCAACAGTTAAGGAGTATGAATTAACTACACAAAGAATGCTAACACATTATAAAAAGTGTACAGGTTTAACAGAGAAAAAGATTCGTGAATTTTTATTACCTGCAGAAGATGTTTGGTTAAGTGCAAATCAAGCTAAGAAACTTGGGTTGTGTGATAGTGTAAAAACAGTCTACTAGGAGAACCGTATGGATATTACAATTCCTGATACAGTTTTACGAAATGGTGAGATTATAACTATAAAGAACAAAAAAGAAGTTAAACATCCAACAATAATATCAAATACTATTCCAATGTTTATTCAAGATGAGAATGGTGTATGGGTAAGGAACCCAGAATATAATGAGTCTAATAACTGATATGACTATTGATTTGAATTTAATGATTGAAAAGATTGTAAAAGATAAAAAAATGTCTTATATGGATACAGTTTTATATTACGCAGATGACTCTGATATTGAACCTGAGACTATAGCAAAGATGTTAAACCAATCTATAAAAGACAAGATTGAAGTTGAGGCCCAGAACCTCAATATGTTAAAAAAAACTGGGAAGCTTCCAATATAAGAAGTAACTTTTTTCCTTGCATTACCATTTAATATTTGATACAATGGATCAAGTGAAAGGAGGGTTGATTTAGAAAAAAGATATATGATGATACAAAGTAATATAATAATACAACGTAATAAGGAGTAAAAAGATGGCAAGTTTTAAAGAAATGAAAAAGAATCGCATGACTAATTTGGAATCCCTTTCCAAACAGGTCTCTAAACTAGCAGAGAAACCTTCCTACGAAGATGATAGAATCTGGAAACCAGTACGAGATAAGTCTGGTAATGGTTACGCAGTAATTCGTTTTCTTCCAGCTGCAGTAAATGAAGATGTACCATGGGTTCGTATTTGGACACACGGCTTCAAAGGTCCCGGTGGATGGTATATCGAAAACTCTTTAACCACTATTGGTAAAGATGATCCTGTATCAAAAGCAAACACAGCTTTGTGGAACTCTGGTATTGATTCTGATAAGAACATAGCTAGAGATCGCAGACGTAAACTTAGTTACTACAGTAATATCTATGTAGTAGAGGATAGCATGAATCCAGAGAACGAAGGTAAAGTATTTCTATATCGTTATGGAAAGAAAATCTTTGAGAAGATTACTGGTGTTATGAATCCAGAGTTTGCTGATGAAACTCCACTCAATCCATTTGATCTATGGGAAGGTGCAAACTTTAAATTGAAGATGCGTCAAGTAGAAGGTTTTCCAAACTACGACAAATCTGAATTTACAGATGTATGTCCTCTAGCAGGTGATGAAGCTAAGTTAGAAGAAATCTGGAATGCTCAGTATTCACTCAATGAGATTATTGAAGAGAAGAACTTCAAGAACTATGCAGAACTTGAAGCTCGATTCAATACTGTTATTGCTCAAAACAATTCAGCTGAGTTTGTTGGTAACATTGAGGAGAGTACTACTGAATCAGTTGCTCCAAAAGAAAAAACTGATGATACATTAGACTACTTCAAAAAGTTGGCAGAACAAGATTAAGCTCCTACTGTTTCAATTTGTTTACTACGAATTTCTTGGTGAACAAGTGTGGTAGAACTTGAACTACTAGTAGTTGGTGAACTGTTAACGATAGTTATAGGTCCCGTCCCTTTTTGGGATGGGACTTGTATTTCGTTTAATTTTGTACCAGTATTTGATTCATTCCCACCACCCATCATTCTTGCCTGAAGTCTATCTGCTCTTCCTTTAACTTGTTTAGACCAAGTAGAATCAGCCATTTGATTTGCCGCTTCTTTATAATCACCAACTTTAAGTGCAGCTTTTAATTTCTTGAATTTATTTAAACCACTCTCGCCCATATTATATGCCATATTGGTGAGAATTTTTTGTCTATCAGCTGATAGTTTACTCCAAACATCCTTACCAACAAATCGTTTAGCTGAGTCAGCAAAATGAGGATAATCACCTCTCATCAAACGATCTGCTTCCTCTTCAGATAAATTTGAATTA